AAAAGTGTATGCATCCAAACCATTTGACATCAAGGTTATGAAGACAGACCTTCAGATGTATATTCAGTCTGATGATGACATTCTTCGACTTCAAAATAAGATGGGTTACTATGAATCCTGTGTAGACTACTGCAAGGGTGTAATCAAGTCTATCGACAATCGTGGATGGGACATTCGTAATGCAACTGATTGGAAGAAGTTTGAAGCTGGTATGATATGATTCACTACACCAACATTCGCAATATTTTTTCTGTTCCTGATACGTTGGAAAATGGCGCTATTACAAATGAAAGTGGTACAGTTAAAAGGAACTCAAAGGTTTCTTTTATTGAAGATGCTGAAATCTGTAGAGAAATCTTTAACATAATCAATTCTACCACACTAATAAATCTAACTGATATTGAACCATTGCAATATTCTGAATATGGTGTTGATGATGAATATGGGTGGCATCGTGACGTTCATGACGAGCCATATTCGAATGGACTAGTTCGAAAGGTATCCTTTTCGACTATTCTAAATGATGATTTTGCGGGTGGTAAATTTGACATCGAAACAAATAATCCGATGAACAAAAAAAGATATCAGACATTTGAATCTGAAGAATACAACACTATAATATTTCCCGCGCACATGTGGCACAGAGTAAGACCAGTAAAGTCTGGTGTTAGAAAATCCATCGTGGGTTGGTTACTAGGACCAGCCTAATGACTTGGGGGTATCATACACTTTTTGATTGCGAAGAATGTCTTGTAGAAAAATTTACTGAAGAAAATATTCGTTCATTTATATTAAACATCGTAAAAGACATAGGTATGAAATCATATGGCGAACCTATGATTGCTCACTTTGCGTCTCATAATCCTGATGTTGCAGGATTTAGTTTCTGCCAGATGATTGAAACAAGCAATATCACAGGACATTTTGTAGATAAAACTGGCGAATGTTATATCGATATTTTTAGTTGTAAGGATTACGATAAGGGTCTTGCAACTGGAATTATTGTAGATTTCTTTAGCCCTAAAGAAATTAAAATGAAATATATTGAGAGGGGTTAGTTGTGCGTATATCAAAGAAAAACGAAGTCTATCTAGTTCTAGATGAGATGGAAGATTCTACTCGACAAGAGTTGACAGAGTTTTTTACCTTTGAGGTTCCCGGTTTTAAATTTATGCCTATGTATCGCAATCGAATGTGGGATGGAAAGATACGACTCTTTTCCCCAGCAACGGGTGAGATATATGTTGGTCTATTAGAATACATCAAAGGGTTTTGTCAGAAAAACAAAATCGACTATATATTAGAAGAAGGAGTAGAAAATGATAGGACTGTTGTACGTCAGGTCGTTAGAGATTTTATCAGGTCACTCAGACCCAAATCCGGTGGTAAATCGCTTAAAGTGCGAGATTACCAAATTGACGCCGTATATCATGGCATTTCCAGAAATCGTGCTCTGCTTGTTAGTCCTACTGCTTCGGGTAAATCACTCGTAATATATTCGTTAGTTCGTTATTATCATATGATGGGGTTGAAGACCCTGATACTAGTTCCTACCACCTCACTTGTGGAACAGATGTATTCAGACTTCGAAGACTACGGTTGGAGCTCTGGTACATACTGTCAGAAGGTATATCAGGGACACTCCAGTAAGGTTGAGAAAGACGTTGTTATATCGACATGGCAGTCTATCTACAAGTTACCAAAGAAATATTTTGAACAGTTTGGTTGTGTGATTGGTGATGAGGCGCATATGTTTAAGGCTAAGTCACTCACTGGTATCATGACAAAGTTACACCTATGTAAGTACAGATTCGGGCTTACGGGGACTTTAGACGGTACTCAGACGCACCAACTTGTTTTAGAGGGACTATTTGGTCCAGTTGAAAAAGTAACTACCACAAAGGAGCTAATTGAGAAGAAATCTCTTGCTGACCTTAAAATCAAGTGCATTATTCTAAAACATGAGAATATACGAGAGAGAATGACTTATGCAGAGGAACTACAATTCCTTGGAGAACATAAACTTAGAAACGAATTTCTTGCTGGACTGTTGATGCATCTCCCCGGCAATACATTATGTTTATATCAATTGGTAGAAAAACACGGTAAGCCTCTTTACGAGGAAGTCAAGAAAGTTCAAGAAGAAGGTTTCTTTGACGATAGAATGCGAAAGGTATTTTTTATCTATGGTAACACAAGTACCACAGAAAGAGAAGAGATACGATCTGTTGTGGAGGGTGAAAAAAACTCTATCACCATTGCTTCGTATGGGACTTTTAGCACTGGTATTAACATTCGTAATATTCACAACATCGTGCTCGCAAGCCCGTCTAAGTCTAGAATTAGAGTGCTCCAGAGTATCGGTAGAGGATTGCGTCAGGGGGAAAATAAAGATTCCGTTTTGATATTTGACATTGCAGATGATATGACATTTCGTGATCAACCCAATTTTACACTAAACCACTTTCAAGAACGCATAAATATATACAATGCAGAACAATTCAACTACGAAATTAGTAAGGTAAAACTACGATGAACACAGATACATATAAAATTCTGAAGCTCATTAGTGGCGAGAATATCATTTGTGAGCTTTCCGAAGATAACGGCAAATACGAAATCACAAGACCCCTTCTAATGCATGTCTCCCCAAAGATCACCGTGACCGGCATGACAGAATCTTTAATGCTATCGCGTTGGGTTCAACCATTCACTGAAGAAAGATATTTTGAAATTGATCCGAAGCATGTTATTATTATGTTACCTGCATCGCCAGGATTGAGTATCTATTATGAGGGTGTATTGGATAGGTTAGAGGGCCCGGAAGAGCTCTCTACTATGGACGATATTAATGAAGAAGAAATATACGAAGAACTATTGGATGAACTAGATACAGATAGTAAATCTATTCATTAATGTAGTTCTAATAACCAAGGACAAGCTTAATGTAACACTATTTTCTGGTGGAGTCAAGGTTCCTTCAAAGATTATTTTAAGTTATAATGTTCCTTGACATTATAGTGATATTGATGTATAGTTAATAAAGTTTAGGAGAGTAATTATGGCGAAAGCTAAAGGCGAACATTATGTAGATAACAAAGTTTTTCTACAGGCGATGATTGAATGGAAAGAGAAGTGCAAGATTGCTGAAGAGGCAGAAGAACAAAAACCTGCTGTAACAAATTACATTGGTGAGTGTTTTCTGAAGATTGCAACGCATCTATCTTATCGTCCCAATTTTATTAACTACACATATAAGGATGACATGATTTCAGATGGTATCGAAAACTGTTTACAATATGCTTCAAACTTCAATCCAGAGAAGTCGAATAACCCTTTCGCGTATTTCACGCAAATCATCTACTACGCTTTCATCCGAAGAATTCAAAAAGAAAAAAAGCAAACCCACGTTAAAAACAGAATCGTAGCGGGTAGTAACTACCAATCCTATGATACTATGCCGGGCGATTCAACTAGTTATAGTATTGATAATTCCTTTGCAATGGACAATCTTCCAGCTGAAGATGTCTATAAACCCAAGACGGTAGAAAAAAAAAGTAAAAAAGGACTAGAGAATTTTATGGAAGATGATATTGAAGATGTAGCGGTTCTGGGTGTTGAGCGTTGAAACTTGCGATTATAACTGACACTCACTTTGGTGCCAGAAATGATAACCAAAACATTAATGACTTTTTCTATAAATTCTACGATGATGTATTCTTTCCTACCCTAGAGAAACGAGGTATTACTACCTGTATTCATATGGGTGATGTTACAGACCGTAGGAAGTTTATCAGTTTTAAAACTGCATCCGATTTTCGTAAAAAGTTTATTGGCCGTTTTCAAGAGTTGGGTATTGACCTTCATCTTATCATTGGCAACCATGACACATACTACAAGAACACCAATGAAGTCAATTCGATGGAAGAACTTGTAGGTTCTGACCGTTGCAACATTTACACTGGACCACAAGTTGTGGAGTTTGATGGTTGTCCTATTCAGTTCATGCCGTGGATCAATGCGAACAACTATGAAGAGTCAATGACCGCTTTGTCACGATCCCCAGCTCAAATCCTGATGGGTCATCTAGAGGTAAATGGTTTCGAAATGCACAAGGGACATAAATCTGAAGGTGCGTTTGAGAAGGAATTGTTTCGTAGGTTTGACCTGTGTTTCAGTGGTCACTTTCATCACAAATCAGATGACGGCCAGATATATTATCTTGG